CACTGAGACAGCCACTGAGACTGAGACAGCCACTGAGACAGCCACTGAGACTGAGACAGCCACTGAGACTGAGACAGCCACTGAGACTGAGACAGCCACTGAGACTGAGACAGCAAGCCACTGAGACGTACATTTGAGACGTCAAGTTAATTGAAACCCTGCATAATAGATCATAAAAAAACCTGTCAAAAAATACACTGGGCTTTTATCCGATCAACACCACAAAAAAAGGATAACCCAATGTCAAACTTGAGCAGAAACGCGCAAATAGTGCTGAATCTATTAAAAGAAAGCAATGAACAAGAGACGTGCTTGTTAGTGGATCTCGGGCTTGAAAAATTCGCCATCTTCATTGAAAAAGAAAACAGCAAGATCCGCGAAAATTTGAAACGAGAACGGATTGAAATTTTCAGCAAGTATAACGCAGTCGACCTAATATTGCGATGATACTGCTTTAATGGCTTAAGTGTCAAATTAGCTAGTCTAATGCGACACTTAAGCCGTTATTGCGAGCCAATGGCACCGCACCTAATAACCGATTTTATTAAAAATTTCAAAATTACGGACAATAGATAATTACGGACATTAAAAAATTATAGATTTTATGGAATTACGGACATTATGTTGTTTTATTAGTAGTTTCTAGTGTAGTAATTTTTTCATTAAGTGATTCAGCCATTTTTTGCCAGTATTGTGTTTGTATCCGGTAGTACATAAGCATTTCTGCTATTTGTCTATAAGAGTAGTTATTATCTTTAAGTTCTTTTACATAGTTTTTTATATCACGGTTAGTAATTTTTTTCATGAGTCTTCCTGTTTTTCTTTATTGCGTAATTGTTCTAGTTTGCACATAAACTTCCAGTAATTTGCTTCTTGTTTCCAGATAAGCATATATTCAATAATGTCTTCATATGACAGTTTTGCTTTTCTGCATTTTTTAGTATATTCTTCAATATCTTTTTGTTCTACATTAAATTTTTTCATAAGTCTGCACAGCATCTAAATCCAGTTTCATACATATTGAATCCATCTGCGTGGTTTGTTACAGATTGATTACATGAGTATGATTCGGCCCAGAATCTACCTTTAAGTTTACCAGTAAAGTTTTTCCGGGTATGGTGTCTTCTTTGCGTCCATTCTTCTACATTGCCCATTAGGTCATAAACGCCTTCATGGGATTTGCATGTAGTTTTGTGTCCACTAGGTTTGGCTTTATATAGGAAGTCAATATAGTCAGCAGATGTGGATGCGTGTGAGGAGTATGCTTTAGCTAGGTTATATTGTTGTTCATAGTATTGTACATATATGGATGAGGATATATGTTCCGGCCAATAGTGTTGTTTATGTGCGTCAATATTCCTAAACAGTCCTATTTGGTTATCATTACATTGTCCTTTAACTAGTTTATTACCGTAGGGGTAAGGGTAGTTATTGGGACCTTGACATGCTCTAGTCCATTCATCATCAAAGCATAATCGTTTATTTCTATACTTGCACCATTTTTCGGCTTGTATTTTGCTAAACATGATGAGTGGAAAAGCGCCTTTTTTATTAGGTGCTTCATATTTATCAATACAGAATTCATTGATTTTCACCATATTATCTGGGCATTGTGCAAAGGTTTTATTTTTATGGATGAAGATAGCGACAGCTATAATAACTGAGACTATTATGATTCCTAATCTAGTTTTCAGGTATTCTATCATTATTTTGTTTTATCCATCCTAGTGTAGCAGATACAATTGAAGTCCATACAAACGTGGTGTAAATGGTCCAGCAGATAAGTGCAGCATAAGCTGATATAATCATAGCTAGTAGTGTTATCATGAATTGAAGTTTTGCTAGAAAAAATGTAATAGCAGCGACTTTAGAGTAGTTATTAATAGAGTAGAAGGCTAGTATAAGTTCTTTAAATGCTGTTTTTGTTTTTATCTGTGATTCCATTTTTAAACAAGTTATAGATAAGGTTAACTATACCGTATCTAGGCGAGTATAGTATATGTTCAAAGAAATTAGGTTTTTTACTGACTAGTCCTAGTACATGTCCATTTTTATCAAGTATTGGTCCGCCACTAGATCCAGAGTCTACTGGAAGAGTATAAACATCCATATTAAGTTCTTTATCAAGTCCTGAATAATACCCACTAAATAGTGGGATCATATTTGTGCTTCTAATACCATGTGGGGTGGATACTGTAAATACCTCATCACCAATTTTTGGGGCTGATCTTGCCATATATAGTTGAGGTAAATTAGCATCTTTTACAAGTATGACACAAGTATCTATTCCTCTCATTATTTTTAATATTTCAGTATCATATTGGACACTATTATAATCAAATGCTTTTATTTCAGTGGTTTTTAATGTGAAAGGTCCTACATCTGGGTCGCAGGCATGTGCCGTCATTAGTGCAATACTACCTTCTTTTGATTGTCCGACTACAAATCCTCCGGAAAGTGATTCACTTATTTTAATTGTGCAAGTTTTGTCTTTACACACTGTGTAGGTTGTTTTTTCTTCAATAGATATAAATGATTTAGCCACTAAAGATATTGGTCTAGGTGCGGGTGTATATGATATGCAAGATGATAATAAAATTATGCTTAATAAGAACATTCCATATTTCAATTTAACCTCCTACACATGCCTCAGAGAATATAAGTTCAATTTCTACATCAAATTGACCTGGATTTAAGAAATCCAGGTTATATACCCTTTGTTTATCAATAGGAACGATTTGTTCCCAAGCGGTAAAGAACTGTCTATCAGTGATAATAAATACTTCTAATGGGTCATTATCAACCCAGTTAATATTTGTAGCACTATTACAACCAGGGAGTTGGCATGGATGTATTTGATTATATACGGTTGTATTATCTAAACTCCTGTTTGATTGAGCAATTTCATCAGTAATTAGGACTATGATAGGTGTGGCATTATTTCGCCAGTTTATTTGTAAAGGATTTTCCGGACTAGCTAAGTCATAAACAACATCTAATGAAGGTTCGATGCCTCCATCACCCGGTAGGTCTTCTAGGGCAGTTATAAAGTCCGCAATGGAACTTGGTTGTGATAATAATCTCCCCGCGCCAGCCTCTGTACTGTGTGGTACATCTATTTCACCAAATATAACTAATCCAAATAAATGTTCTGTTCCGGTAAATGATGCTACATAAAGTTCTAATGCATCTTTAGCACTTTCTATGGTAGAGTTCATGCTTCCTGAAACATCTATTGCAAATATGAAGTCTACTTTTTCAAAGTATCTTTCCATATTATCGACATTTCCATCACAATCATTATCTATACCATCACATATTTCATCCTCAGGTAAAGACTGGTCTATACACTGCAGCCAATGGCCACGGAAGCAAGTAGAACTACCTCCTTCACAATGTGCAATATCTATTGTCCCTACTGGTCCATCATAACAGTCTCTAACTAAAGCCTCATCAACGGCAAGGTCGCAGTCATCATCATGGTCGTTACATAGCTCATTTGAAGGAACATTACCTTCACAATCAGACCAAACTAAATCTTCAGTACAGTATTGAATGCCATAACCACAAGGTTCATTAATACATATGGTATGATCACCTACATTACAAGGACAATCAAGATCTTCATCTACATCGCCATCACAATCATCATCAAAATTATTGCATATTTCAGTAGTAGGACTAGAGGCTGTGCAATTTCGCCAATTCCCATTAAAGCATGTTTCTATACCGACTTCGCAAGCGGTCTCACATTCTCTTATTAAGCCTTCGTCAGTAATGCCGTCACAGTCGTTATCGATGCCATCACATACTTCATTTTCCGGAAGGATTACGCCATGGCAAAGCATTTCAGTATCTATGCATAGGAAGCTTCCATACTCACATTGTCCAACATCATTTACTCCACAAGGTTCACTGATAACTACTTCATCTACTTGACTATCACAGTCATCATCGATTCCATTACAAACTTCAGGGACTGGTCCCTGATAATCAAAACAATCTGTAAAATCGCCCTCTATGCATAAACGCCAACCATAATGACAACCAGAGTTTTCTTCATAAGAAATCCAATCTCCCGTCCCACCTTCCGGTAAACATGATAGTCGTTTGCTCCAACCCTCGTCTATTGCTCCGTCACAGTCATCGTCGATACCATTGCAAATATCATCGTTGAACCTAAATCCTTCGTCGGTTGCTCCGTCACAGTCATCATCAATGTCGTTACATAATTCAATAGGGGTAGGACCACATAGACCACATCCGTTTAATGTGCCTTCATCTATGCGTTCATCGCAGTCATTATCAAGACCATCGCAAAGCTCATCAGTAGCAGTAACGCCGCCTACACACTCGCCCCAAAATGTACCAAAGCAGTACTTAATAGGTTTTTGGCATTCTCCGGTATTAAAACCATAATCACACTCATAGAACTCTCCGACTTCACAAATGTATATATCTTCCTCCCCAGAATCCGACCCTTGGCCATTTTTTATAATCTCGCCATCTGAGCAACACATTAGGGATAAGAAAATTATATACATGTATCTCATAATATAAGTATTCCTTTACCGAATTTAGGTGTGTAATCTAGGTCTATGCTAGTTACTTCAATAGCATAACCACATATAAATGATGCCTTTCTTTGTTTAGAGCTTATTTCAAAAGCTTGTTTGATGGATTTACATTCAATCGGGATATTGTAATCAGCGAAATAAAACGTTGAGTTTGCTGTATAAACACAAATCGCATGTGAAGCGTAGCTGCCGTCTTCTTTTCTCATGGTATAGAACGAGAACCACGTTTTTTTGCATAGTTTAGGCACTCCGCCCCTAAGCATGTTTGTGCACCAATAGATTGCGTGATCATCACAATCGCCAATTTTATTTAGCTTATTAATGTTATTCTGTATTTTGGTTGGATGATATAAGATATCAAATTTGCCGTTCAAAGGGTCTTTTTTATACATCCGACCCCATTTTAATGAACGGATTATTGATAGAGTTGTAGGGTGGATAGGTAGCACTATGGACTTCATCCGGGTAAAGTACATAGTTAGTGCGTACCAGTATTTAGCTAGTGGTATAATTAAGCAATAGACTATTTTAAAGAAGATACTCATAATCTACATCTACCAGTGTACCGTAGAAGGGTATTTTATGCTTTCTACATACGTTTCTAATAGCTTTAATATTACTTAATGAATCTTCGTATAAATGGAGTGCGTGATATGTTTTTTTATGCAGTAATTCATCAACAAACTTAGCTTTAGCTTCAGCTTTAAAGTCACCTATTGCATGAACAGGTATGCTTTCCAGGTTGAAGGATTGTAGTAACTCTGTAACTGGTTTGTTGTTTTTGCGTGCAGTTAGTATCAAAATCTCATGGTCATATGGATAGTGCATTAGGTTAAGCACTTTTAATATCACATGAGGTATAAGTTTGGCCTTTGGCGGTGAACATTCAAATTGAGAATCGTCAACTATATCGCCATCATCTAGATTATACTTTCTAGCAGCAGAGGCTTTAAGCTTGACTTTCCGCCCATTTTTCTTTGTAACAACTATTCTAGCAGTACTAGATACTATGGTATCATCAAAGTCAAATACGTATAGTTTATTTATAGATGTTTCCGGCAAAATGACCATAAACATACTATATCATATACATTTAATTCCACAATGTGTGCGTCTCTACAGTGGAAGGCAGCTCTGCCTCTTTTTTATCCCTATAGTCGGATATTTTATTGTAAATTGCAGAGAACGGCGATGGAGTTGGATAATAAATATCATTTATTTCTAGTTTAGTTAGAGATATTAGATCTATTATCATATATTTAATGCTATACTGACTATAGTCAGTGCATTTAAACTCCGCTGTTTTAGTCATATAGTCAATTTCCCACCTGGATTCTAAGGTGGAGATAACTTTAGAGACATCAGATATATCTGATTCAAGAATCTTTTTTAGTGCACTATCCATCTGGATAAATCTCCTTACGAGTATTTAACTCGACGTTACATGTCAAACCATATTTAAACTCCTCAGGTATAACCTCAGGGTATTTGTTATAAATATAGTAAATCAATGCATCTTTTATAATATCTGTCATAAAGCCTCGATACAGCTTTGACTTTTTCTTTTTGCTTTGTATAAATGACAGGAAACTCCTTACATTATACAATCTAAATGTAAGAATATCTTGGTCTGTTGTTCGTGATGCTTGAATTTCACCATAATCTGCTAATGTATCTGATATTTTATCTACTAAGTGCATTATTCACTCCTAAAAATGCTTTTTTCTTTAGAAAAAGCTCCGCCTTTGTATCTTTTGTTAAGTTTTTCAATATTTTTCTTAGCCGCTTCTTCAAGAGTAGTGTCTAGGTATGAACCAATTCGCGCCAGATCTAGTAGCATCGTCTTTAATGAAGCATAAAACGCCGGATAGCTTGTTAGATTTATGGGGAAAGCGTAGTAAGTATCAATAATTGTCTTTTCTAGGCTTCTTTCTAGTGGGATTTTGGTTGACCATGTCGTTTCTGCTACAATTTTATCTAATTTAGCGTCCATGACGCTACAGCATAATGCTGAATACCATAAAATGTCTCCGATTTCTTTAATACAAGCTTCTTTATCTAGGTCATGTTTTTGAAATAGGTGCTTTTTGAAGATATCAGTGAGTTCGCCATACTCGGCAGCTAGGCCGAACTGTGCATTATACCTTTTTTGTTCGGTAGTTAGGTCTGAGTTTAGTGTTTTTAAAGCTAATGATTTATATTGTGATGGATTCATTGATTTTACTCCCAATCAAAGACACTTGTTAGTGTTAACTGAATTAAACTATCACAAACATGTATAATATTATCGATACGCTCAATATCTTCCGGTGTGGGCTCAAATCCCACTTCTATTTTAAGCTTTGCTATATATTGCGCTGCGTCTCCAAGCTCATCCATTATATCTTTGTATGTATCTCTCCCATCTTGGGACATTAATGGTTGCCCATACTTATCTAAGCCAAATTTATACCGTTTATTTATAATATCGAGTAATAATGGGCTCTTAATATGAGAAAACTGTTGTTTAAGCTTAGGATAAATTTCAATTCCATTTTTTACTGGTGCTTGTTGTTCACCTGCAACATAGTCAGACATATTATACACTCCTTATGGGGTTATGACATCAATTTTGTTCAGCTTTTCTAAACAAAGAGATATTATTGCAAATTTATGCCAATTATTTCGATTATAGTATACTTCCGAAAGGTGTTTTAGCTCTTGTACTATCATTAGTTCGGCATCTACGATTGTTTTTATGAACGGAAGGAACGTTTCCAGTATAGAATCGGAAACAATCTCCGGGTCGACATATTTAAACAGGGAAATGTTCACGTGTATAGTAGATCTCACGATCTCTCTAAATTTTTCTTCATTTTTAGCCGACTCTTCTTCTTTAGAAGCCATTTTATACCTCTATGTTATCGTATCAATAGAGATTTCTTTATCGCTACTGGATTTTGTGTACACTAGTTCTATGTATTCTTCAAAGTCAATGTATCCAAGTGGTTTGAACATAATTATGCTTTCTTCAACCAAGGTCTTAGATAAAAAAATCTCCTCACCATCTGAGTTTAAAATACTTAGTGAAAACGGGATATCATATGAATGATTATCCTTAACAAATGTTGTGAACTCTTTGTAGAACTCTTCACCAAAAAGAACTTCAGATTCGATGGTTTTATTTATTAGAGTTATAAATACTTTAAAGCAGAAAACTGGTTCCAATTTCAATGACCCCCTTGTATGGGACGCAATTATACCGTAATATAGTATATATAGGGTGTCAATAGCACCCGGCACATTAACCGAATGTTATATGGAGGCACCCTTTGAAGAAGTATAAATACATCAAAAGTCATGACATTTATATTTTTAACACTAAAAACGATATTCTACATATAGAAACAGAGTTACTAACTCAGATCGTGTATGATTACATTACAGTAGGAAACAACCTAAGTTCCGATGAACTCTACCTAAGATACGTTAATAAACTAAATAATATGACTAAAGACGATCTTCAGTCAATGTTATCTTCATTGGGCATTAAGAAAACTTCGTACCCCTTTCTGCCGGAAGAATGTAAGGATAACGATGCAGATAGACTAGCAGCGATCTATATCTCTAGAAAGTCAGCTAATGCTATTGTTAAATCAAAAGAGTTAGAGATAAGAGAACTAAAGCGCCAGGTTTCAACCCTACAGCACGATGTTAGTGAGAAAGTGTCTATAGCTGAAATTTTGAATAAAGGATTCGAGAATATAGATTCAGAGTCTTATGCTCTAGGTGCTCATAGCGCGAGTAAGACATGTAGAGTCATTTGTTTTAGTGATTGGCATGTTGGTGTGGAAATAAAGAGTTCGGATTTAAATAGTGATAATGATTATAATATTGATATAGTTAAAGAACGAATAAATAAGTGCATTGAGTATATATCTAACGCTGATATATCTGAACAAGATGAGATATATATCGCCTTTCTAGGTGATATGATGGACGGGATGTTATCTAACATGAAACCTCTTATGGCAGTCGAGCACGACTTGCATGGAATAGAGCAGTTAGTTAGTGCCTCAGATATTATAATAGATTTAATCTACAGACTATATAAACTGTTTGATAGAAGGATGACAATACTGACCGTCGGTGGAAATCATGATAGATTGACTGAAAAGAAGATACAAGACAAAAATAGGCTTGCGCACTTGGTGCTGTTCGACCGGGTAAGGTTGGGCTTAAAGTATAAGGTACCTAATGCGAACTTAACCTTTATATCTAATAACAAGAGATGGTATGGATATGATTTAATCAACGGTGTTAGATTGATAATAAATCATGGAGATAACTCTGCAAAGTACGATAAGATCGTAACAGCAGATTTACATGCGAACACTGATTATAGAGTGCTACTGCAAGGTCATTTACATAAGCGAGAAGTGCTAGAGTGTAATAACTACATGGGTATAAAAGTACCCAGTCTTGTAGGTGTTAGTCGCTTTGGAGAAGGAGATTGTTGTTTAGTCTCTAGGCCGGGTCAAGCGATTGTAAGTATTCAGAATAATGATACTCTAAGAGTCAATGCGGAATGGATTGATTTATAGGAGGATAAATTGTGTAATAGGTCAACAATATATACTACATTTTTCTGTTGTAGTATGATACTTTTATCGATGTCTTATAGCAGTTTATCATCAGCACAAGAGCTATCTCCGTCACTAGACGTCTATGCAAATGAAGATAATAATTGGGTAATGATTATTATTGGTATAACGTATGTATTATCTAAACTATTAGATATAGTACTAGAGGCAGTTAGGCAGAAAAGGTTTGACTATGTAGGAGAAATAAAGGTCCTTGAGTCAAAGAATGGAGAACAAGGTAAAAAACTAGATTCAATTGAATCTGAGTTGTTTAAAGCAAGAGCGACCCTACAAGAAGAAGTATACAAGCAAAGAGCAAGAGCAGAAATAGCTGAAGCGCGTCTTAAAGAAATAAATGAAGTACAAAAAAGATAAATATGAACATCTAGACTTAGAAGATAAAGATATCTCTATTAGTCCTATACTATCTGATTTAGTTAATAAAGAGTCATTAACTAAGACTGATGCTAAACTTTTAATAGATGAATTATTTATACCTTTTTCAGCAGTATTAACTGGCTTTGATCTATATGACTATCAGAAAGAAGTATTCACTGGCATAGTATTTAATGTTATTATGAAGTACGAAGTGCTAATGGAATCAGATAGTACGATAGACATTAGCGTTTTAATTGCGCGGCAGTCGGGTAAATCCTCTACAATAGCTGTTACAGTTTTTACATTAGGTGTATTGCTTCCAGCTCTATCTAAAATATTTAAAGCAGAACAGTTTAAGCAGTTTAAAGATGGCTTTAAGGTAGGCGTATATGGTCCAGATTATGATAAAGCAGGGATTATATACGGAAAAATTAAGGATTGTGCGAGTAGTGAAAACGCTATGAGAGTTATGTCTGATCCAGACATAAATATAGATTTGAGTAAAGTCAAAGGATTGAAGTTTCCTAATGGATTTTCGGTCGATCTAAGAACAGCAAACAAAACATCAAAACTTGAAGGATTTACATACGATTTATTGGTTATAGATGAATGTCAGGATATTGATAGTTACGTTATAAGAAGGTCATTAAGTCCAATGAGAGCCGCGACTGGTGGCGCAATGATTTGTGTAGGGACACCAATACCTACAACGTGCCACTTTAGTGAGATGTGTGCAAAGCACAAACTCATGGATATTAAAGCTAAAAGAACTTCAGATAAAGTGCGATCACATTATGAGTTTGATTATACAAACCATGCTCGACATAACGTTTTCTATAAAAAGCTTGTTGAGCAGGAAATGTATATTATGGGCGAATATTCTGACGAGTTCAGAATGGCTTATAAAGTCGAGTGGGTTAAATCAAGATCAACATTAATAACTGGAGATGAATTAAATAAGTGCGGAATATTGCGTACTAGAACAGAGTCTGCTAAAGTAGTTGTGTCGGGAAAAACAACGACTGTGAAGTTTAAGAGAGGACATGCTTGTGTTGCTTCAGACCTTACTACACCTGAACAAGTATTTTCTTTAGACTTTGGTAAAGTACATGACAGTACAGTTATGACTGTAGCTAAAGTGTGGTGGGATAATCCAGTTAAAATTGGTGATGATTATCGATACCATATCCATATACAAGACTGGTTTGAAATAACAGGTGATCATGAGGAACAACACCCTCAAATAATCGAAAAGATACTGAAATACAGTGCTCGATTAGGGGTTTGCGATGCAACAGGTAAAGGTGACCCAATTTATTCAAGATTATCCGGGGAACTGATCCATAACTCTATTGACGTGCATCCTTTCATTTTTACATCTAAAAGTAAGCACCAAGGATATACTTTACTAAAGCAGGAAATTTCTGCTGGAAGGGTTACATTTCCTAATGGAGCCCAAGCACGAAAAAGTAAGAAAAATAAAAACTTCAAAAGGCAGTTATCTAATCTTGTTAAAGAATATAAGAACAACTATATGAAGATCTCACATCCAAAGATGTCAGGTTTTCATGATGATTATGCCGATAGTCTTATGATGCTTGTATGGGCTATACATAATAAAGGCATACCAATGATAAATTTTTATAATAAGGATGTTTTCAATCAACGTACATCTAGGCACAGTCCACAGAGTATATATAATAGAACACTCGGAATGTCAGGTAAAAGTGTACCTAAGAAACGTAACTGGAGTTAACAAATGGCACTAAGATATATAGATTATTCACCATTCATGAATAGATCTAATCCTGTATTAGACTTCCTATTTGAATTAGGGGCGTATCATAGAGATAGGGTTAATAAGTATAAAACTTATTGGGACTTTTATGAAGGAAGACATTGGTCTTATGATGATGCCAGAAGTGTTACTTTTAACTATACCAGGAAAATAGTTGATATTAAATCAAATTTTTTAGTTAAGAACGGATTTGAAATCACAATACCAGATAATCCATTAACTATGGCTTCAGAACCTGAAAGTCGTTCTTTTATAAAAGCTGTACTAGATGATCAGTGGCGACGCAACGATAAAGAACAGTTCATGATTGAAGCTACACAGATGGGCGGTGTTACCGGTGATTTATTTATTCGACTATCTATAGATACTCATGATGAAGACGGTGAAAAGTATATAAAAACAAGTATTTTACCTAGTCAGTACGTATTCCCTATATACGGTGGAGACACGGGTACTGACAGGACTAAGATGCTTGAGTGTCACATTATATATCCAGTAGTAGAATACAGTACTAGAAAGAAAGGTTTCTTTAAAAAGGAGAATATTGACCAAAAAGCTGTCATGTGGCATAGGGAAATTTGGACCAAAGACCTAGTTGAGCTTTATCAGGGTGAGAACCTTAAAAGTACAGAACCAAATTTATTTGAAGAAATCCCTATAGTCCATATAAAGAACTATCCTAATACTAATGATGATTTCGGAATATCTGATTTAGAGGATATTATTCCCATACAAAAACTACTTAATGAAAAAGCTACAGATATTAGTGATGTAATTGATTATCACGGCTCTCCAGTAACCATACTAAAAGGAGCACGAATAGATAATGTTGAAAGAGGTGCAGATAAGGTATGGTCATTACCAGTAGATGCAGATGCATCTAATCTAGAGTTATCCGGAGACCTTAAAGCAAATCTTCAGTTTTTAGATAAGATATATAAGTCATTGCTAGATATCTCTAGTGTTCCTGAACAAGTACTTAATCCATCAAAAAGTATATCTAATACTCCAGGTGTTGCATTACATATGACATATCTTCCATTGATAGAGAATAGGCGTATAAAAACTATTACATATGCTAAAGGGTTAAAAAAGATAAATAGGTTAATGCTTAAAATACTTAGATTCATTAATCCGACGTTTAAAACTAAGTTTGATGAACTAGGCAGCGGTAGATTTCGGACAGATATATCATTTGGTCAACCATTGCCTAGAGATGAAAGCCTTGAACTACAAAATAAGCAAACAAGGCTTAATATGGGTATAACAGATAGGGTAGCAGAACTGGTAAGGGATGGCATTGGAGAGCAAGATGCTATTAGAATGATAGATAAGGCAGACGCAGATCATATCAAACGTCTTGAAAAAATTGCAGAAATTGAATCTTCATATAATGTCAAATCTAAACCAAGAAGTGTCTTTGGTAATCCAAAGACACCGGACCCTGTTGTACAGGGAGACAAAGTAAGCATAAATAGCCTTAAAAACTAAATTGCAACAAATCTTTCATGTTGTATTTTGCTTAATATAAGAATTTAGGAGTTGCAATGGCCCAAAAGTTTGCTGCGAAAAAAGTTCCTAATAAAAATGTAAAATGGATATATAGCTTTTCAGATAGAAAAGTAAATGTTGTAGGTACTGTTAAAGATGTAGATAAGGTCAAACTCACTGACCCCAATACTCGGATTTCCGAGAAATAACTAACGGAGTTTTAAATGGCTGAAGAAAATCAACAAAGCCCTGAAACGAGTGAACCTAGTGCAGTTATTGTAGAGACCGCAGAGGTTAAAGCAGTAGCAGAAAAAATTGTAGAGTCAACAGCACAAGTAGCTAATGAAGAAAGTGTTAGTGAGGAAATTGCAGCAGAAGCTGAACAACCCAAAAAGAGGCCAAGGCGAAGAACAAAGAAGCAAATCTCTGATGACAACTCAGAGCTAACTAATCGTCTAAAAGATGTAGAAACTAAGTTAGAAGAAAGAGATAGTGTCATTAGTGAATTAAAAAGTCAGTTAGAAGCATTCAACAAAGCAAAAGAAGTTGAAGTTATTGAGTCCAAGGAAGATACAATGAGTGAGAACGATAATACTAATAATAATGCAGTAAATAATGAAGCACTTGCAAAGATTATTGATGAGCTAAAGGCTCAAGTAGATACTTTGCAATCAGATTCAAAACGCATTAAAGAGGTGGCTAGGGAAGAAATTAACCGGGCTAAGCTTGAGGTTTATCGTGAAGAACAAATCAAAAGAAACTCTATTATGTTTTCTGATGTAGTTGTTGGTGACACAAAAGAAGCAATTGATGCTTCTATTAAAGATGCTGTAACTAAACAGCAAGCTATCGCACAAGCTGCAAAAGACTCGGCTACTAAAGAGTTATTATCATTACATCCTAGTTTGGCTCGAACAGTTAATCCAAAGCTAGATCCAAACTCAGGTGATATCATAGAGACGCATACCTATAAAGGTCGCAGAGAGATTGCTAAACTTGATAAAAATGAGTTTAGAAAGTTTCAAAATGAGCAAAAGAGACTCCTTTTGAAAAAAGGTTTAATTAAATAATATTTAGGAGTATAATATTATGGCTACTACTACTACTACAACTTTTGATGGCGCATCTTCGGTTGTAACTGATGTTTACAGTCGGGAGATCCTTCATAACGCTCTTGGAGTCATGCGCTTTGAAGAGTTTGTTACTGTTCGCGAAGAGTTATTAAAGCAATCTGGTGATACCATTGCTTTTACCAAATATACTGACTTTGGTGGACCTACCGTCGCATTGACTGACGGGGATGCGATGGCTACTGATTCTGTGACTGCTTCAACTATTAACGTTGTTGTTACAGAGTACGGTAAAGCATGCGAAGTTAGCGAAAAGCTTCTCCAACTTGCTTGGGACGATGTTATGAGTGAGCACGCATTCTTACTCGGTCGTCATTATGCTAAGTGGGGTCCGGACAAGCTTATCCGTGACCAGCTTCTTGGTCTTAAAGAAGCGACCTATACACTAAATAATGTCCAAAACGTAGGTACTACTATTAATGATAGTGGCAATAGCCCTACTACTCTTTTTGGTGGCAATGCTGCTGATAGGACTGACCTTGGATCAGACGATACTTTTGGTGCTGCAGAAGTTCGACGCATGGTTGAAGAGTTACAAACAAAGAATACACCTAAGTTTAATAATGATTTTTATGTTTGTGCTATCCATCCTCACCAAGCTCGGTATCTGCGAGCAGATGCGCAATGGATAGATGCTAATAACTACCATAGAACACGGGCAGTGTTTAACGGTGAATTAGGTCGGTTTGATGATGTTATCTTCATTGAATCATCTCACATGCCTCATGGTAAAGCGTCTTCTGTCGCAGATATTTCTTATATCTATGATGGAAACAATCAGGCGGAAGGTCTGACTACAGCGGACAATGCTTTGTCAAGTGCTAACGCATTGACCGGAAGTTTTGACGTTTACATGGGCGTTATGTTTGGTGCAGGTTGCGTTGGTTATGGTGTTGCACTTCCTGTTGAAATGCGTGATAATGGCATTACTGACTTTGGGCGTAAGCATGGTTTAGCTTGGTATTCCATTTATGGTGCAGCTATTATCAATAGTGATTATCGAGTTGTTATTGAAACTACTTAATAAAATAGATAATACTGTTTACATCAGCATCATAAAGTCAGGATTATCATGGCAACACGAAGTTCGTACAATAAAACAGTACCCAAGTACTTTGATGTTAAAGTAGATTTAGATAATAGTACTAAAAGTATTTCTGCAACAAAGGTTCAGTTCCCTAAAATTAAAACTGAACAAGAATATTTAGTGCTTGAGTTTAAGTTCAGTACAGAAACATACAACTACTTTATAAACTGGATTGAATCTGATAAAGCGGGGAAGGTTTATATTTCCACAGACTGCGGAGTCTTTAAAGAGATTGTATGTGGGTGCAAGCCTGTATTTATCGAATTATCAGATTTAAGACAGGCTCAAGCAGCTAATTTAACTTCAAGGGTATTTTTAACTCCAAATGAGTTAAAGATATGTTAAATATATGGCTGACTCTGCATCTTTAATAGTACGAATACGTCGTAAAGTACTTGATTATGGCGACGGTAATGCAAATACACAGACCTATGATAATAACTGGTATACAGATGCTATCATAGATGCATTAAGTCGTTTAAATACAGATATAAATGCTACGTATACAGTAACAACACTGCCCATTCAGTATGAGTGGGCAGTTGTTTTATTAGGTGCTATAACAATGGCAGGTATTCGTGCTGTTGAGCATCATACTACACCTACATCTACTTCCAACATTGCAGGCGCAGTTAGAAGGGTCGAAGTACAAGGTTTAGAAACTGAGTATTTCGATGCAGATCTACCTAGTCCGGATAGCTGGTTAAGACTAGTTGAAGATTTGTGGGCACAATACAAAGAATGGCTAGATAGTGAGAGACCAGCTACAAATGTTCTTCCACTTATATCCGTATCATCAGTGATGAGAGAAGACCTTCGTAATAACCGAGGTCTTAAAAATTACGCTTTAGATACAGGTTTAACTGCTCCATCATTAACTCTTACGGTGGTTGATGCAAGCAATAGAACCTTTTCATGGTCACCAGTATATTCTACTCAGTTCTCTTCTTACTTTATACAAAGAAAGGAGCAGAATACAGAGTGGGTATCAACTTCTACAATAAAAACAATTTCAGATAATCATACAGTTGAGTACAAAGCGACTGGTGCATTAAGCTCTGGAACTTATATATATAGATTAGGCATATCAAATAGGAATTCTATAAAGACGTACAGTTCTGAAGTAACACTTGTGGTATCATAATGTTAATAGATAGAACAACTACGAATAAATTAATAGAAGATAATATAAATGCCTTTAGTAGTGAAGATATTTCTGTATATAAATTTAGCTCTGTTACTCAAGATTTATATCGTCAAGGAACACGAACCTATACTGGACCTACAACCGTTAAAGCGGCTTTGATGGAAGAAAGGGATCGTGATAAACAAACAGATATTGGTGTTCGTAACGAAGATAAGTTACGATTATGTATCTGTCGTAATGAGTTGGCTGCAAAGTTTGCAGCTTTAGATGAAAGAGACCGCATTACTAGAGATGACATTCTTAAAGTAAGGGGTGTTAAATATAGTATTATTAAAGTAGTTACTACAGGTTCAATGTTTGGTGGTCCAAACGTTATTGAAATAACCTGCAAAGAATACCCTGATGCTCCGGTAACATAATGTCTTATTTTAGCGAATTAATAAGCTCTGCTCTTAAAGGTCTAGGACATGACGTTCAACGCCCGGGCACTAAGGGTAGGTACAAAGGCCAGGTCTTTAGCATCATAAATAAAGGTGCATTAGACGTTGAAGACATTATAAGAGATCTTTCTGTTGAAAATCAAGCTATATTTAATAGTGGAGTAGAAGATATAGGTCTTCAAATACAAGCCAGTGCTAGAGAAAAAATACTATCTGGAGATGCATCATGGCAAGCTTTGGCAGAACATCCTACTATAAGAAGAAAAGGTCATTCTAAAATATTTATAGAGACGTTTTTATATTATAAGAGTATACAGGTTAATGTTGATGGTGCTTCCACCTTTAGAATGATGGGTAGAGGCAGTAGATCTGTAGATTTTACGGTAAGTGTAGACATTGATCCTTCTGCTTCATACTCAGGTAGTCGGTACGGTAAAACTATACCAGTAACTACTGTGGCAGGTTATTTAGAACATGGTACTAGTAGAATGGTAGCCAGAAAGCTATGGTCTAAACTAGAGATAGAAGCTGAAGATTTAGTAAGAAAGTTTAATCCGTTTAAAGGATTGAGTGCTGGCGACTGGAAAGGTCGTGGACTGAGAAAGCGTAAAGTAAGATCTATTACACATAGAACTAATATACCGAGACGACCATAATGGGATTTACATCTCCTGTAGTTACATTAGAAGAAATCGATCAAGCCTGGTTTAATTACTTTGGTTGTTCTTATAGCGGAAATAAGATTACTACAAGTAAAGTTACTATAGATAATAATCCTGTAGAACTATTTATTGGAAGATTTCCTCATGGAGAATTAGCGGATGATAGGGTGTTTCCATCAATAAGTATAAATTTTTTATCTATGGCTGTGGATAGAAAAAGAAAGTTCTCTAAAACAGAAGATGGAATACTAGTTTCTGATACTCCTGATCCACCTAATGCAAATATAGTCGTGACGTATCCGGACCCTGAGCCTTATTATGTCATATATTATATACATACGTGGGCGAGAAAGACTGTCCATGATAGAAAGCTAATGCAAGGATTAATTGCAAATATACTTGTAAATGATACGTTGAATATCAATAATGAAGATTGGGTTGTGCTATTTAGCGTAGTCACAAACTCAGATCAAGTATTAGATGACCAAACTATTTACCATAAAACTTGGACAGCAAGAGTTGAGGTCGATATGCAACCTCAAATTTCTACAACAAGTAGAAAGGTCTCCAATGTCCAGAATAATGATGTTGATTTTATTACATAAAATCGGGGAGATATAAATGCCTACGTATAAAGTTCCAGGTATAGTTCATGAGGATAATTTCTCTGTAAGTGGACCAATTCAAGAAGCTGATCTAAGTGTTGCTGGTTTGATTGGGTACACTGAATGGGGAGAATTTAATGTTGCTAAGAAGCTTACTTCTTTTTCTGATTATTTAAAATATTTTGGTGGGTATATTGATTATTCAGATATGCCCTACGCAGTTAAGGGATTCTTTGATGAAGGTGGTAGCACCTTATATGTTACACGAATGGTAGCTGCAGCAGCTTCTGAAGCTGCCGCTACAGTAACTTTAGATACAAATAAATTAAAAATAGATGCTAAGTACAAAGGTGCTTATGGAAATAATATCTATATTAAGACTGTAAAAAATCCATTGGTTAATACTACATTATCCGCAGATCCTGGTGCTGATGTAGCAGTATTTCAAGTTGCATCTCCTGAGGGTTTCTTCAAGGGGCAGACTATAGATATTAACACTGGTACTCCTGCTGTTGTAGAATCCATTGTATCTTCAGTATCCGAAGCAGGTGTATTGACACATACATTAACTACTACTGCTGTTATAGATGCTGATTTTGCTATTGATACACCTGTTGTATCTGATGAATATGATATTTACGTCTATTATAAAGATCAGGTAGATTATGTTGAACTATTTAAGCAAGTAACTGCTAAAAGTGGAACAGCTAATTATATTGTTGATGTACTTGCAAGTGAGGCTAATGGATCAGACTATATTGTAGCTTCTATTCCGGCAGGAAATACTGGCTTTGCATCTCCTGCGAATCAAACAGGTCCCACAGCATTAGCTGGTGGGGTTGATGAAATTCTTAATGGAAATGCTGATGCAACTACAGTCGCAGACTTTATTGGTACTGCTGCTAGTGATACAGGTTTATATTCGTTTGATGGTTATGATGATATTAAATTAGTTGCTGCAGTTCCATATGATGCTTCTAAGCTAAATGCTTCGGCCACAACTGCTGCAAAAGTATATGATAGTATCTTTATACATGGATTATTAAACTTTGCTGCTGCAAGAAAAACTACTTTCGCAGTATGCGAGGCTAATCCAGCACTTGCGGTTTCAGCCATTTTAACAAATAAGACTGCCGCTGGCTTTAATAATAAATACGGTGCTATGTACATTAATAGGATTAAAGTTCTAGATCCTATAGGTACTTCATCGGATACCAAGTTTATTTCTCCATTAGGGCACATTTTAGGCAAGATTGCCTCAGTTGATAATCTAGCTAATGGTGGAGGTTCATGGCAGACTGCTGCTGGCGGCGCACCTTATGGTAATTTAACTGCTGCGTTTGGTGTTGAAACTAACCTTTCGTTATCTAAACTAGGCGATTTGAATGAAGCTAATATTAATGTAATAAGAACGTTTAATAACGAAGGTGTTCTTATTTATGGTGGTAGAACATTATCTACAGATATTCGTTGGAGATATATCAACGTGGTTAGGGTGTTTATGTACGTACAGTCTTCTATAACTGATAGTACACAGTGGGCAGTATTTAGAAATAATAACTCTAATACATGGGCAACTATAAAGTTACGTATTCAAAATTTCCTTAATGATTTATGGAAAGCTGATGGACTTAAAGGTGATTTGCCAGGGCAGGCTTATATTGTTAAAGTAGGTGAATCAGATAATGTCCAGTCTGCAAATGATACATTAAATGGTAGGCTTGTTACTGAAGTAGCAATCGCACCAAATCGCCCAGGCGAGTTCGTTATTTTCAGATGGGCACAATTGCAAAATGAAGGCGGAGTGGTAACATTCCTTTAATCTATAGGTGGTAAATTATGGCAGTTCGACAACGTGATCCGTATCGGAATTTTAAGTATACTATATCTATTTCTGGAATAGATAATATTGCAGGATTTTCATCTGTTGATGGTTTGAACCAGAATACAGAAATAATTGAATATAGAGAAGGGGGAGATCCTTCTTCAGCACGAAAAATTCCTGGTCAAACTAGTTTTGAAAATATAGTTTTAGAAACAGGTAAAACGGACAGTGATGATCTTAGAAACTGGGTTTATGAGATCTTTAATGTTCAAAACGGTTTCATGCAGGGTGATGCATTTGATTTCAGAAGGGATGTTACTATCCAGCTCTGGGATAAAAGTGGCATAACAGTAGTTAGAACATGGATTGCACGGCACGCATGGCCTGCTGTTTATGAACATGAGGGCTTGATGGGTGATGGAAATGATATCCTTATCCAAAGACTTGAGCTTGCTCATGAAGGATTAGTGGAACTTAATAAAGAACTTCTATAATACTATTGTTATAATATCAACAACAATAAGGATTAAACATGTCAATTTATCATTTATCTGACGATAATGTATGTACCCTTCCAATTGGAATCTATAGAGACGGTATTTATCATAAAGAAGTAATTATCGATGAATTAACAGGGGTAGATCAACACGCCCTATCCGATCCTAAGAACCGAAAGAATCCCCAAGGTGCTATTTCAAATATATTAAGGCGAGTTATTCAAGAGATCCCAGGTGTCTTGGATAAAAAGTCTAATCCTACACATTTAATTCCTGAGCGTTATATTAATGAAATGTTTCAAGCAGATATTGATGCTTTAGTCTTAAAGTGTTTTATTGTATCTGAAGAATCATCAAGGACATTGGACTTTGACTGTGCAGCATGCGAAGCTAAACTGCAAGAGGATCTAGACCTTAAAGAATTAGACGTATATGGTCATGACCCGGAAGAACCTCCTTTTGTAAACATTGAACTACCTAGAGGGATAGAGTTTGATGATACTCTTTATAAAAAGGGAAGATTTCATTTTATAACGGGTGGGATTCAAAATAAGATATCAAAATATGCAAACCGAGGATTGTATTATACATTTAGTGCTGTAATGACACAGTGCCTTGAATTAGAAGATGGTCAGAAGTTTAATCTTGAGCAAGTTGCACGGATGAAAGCTAAAGATCGTAATTATGTTATGTCCGTAGTTCAAGACACTATTCCGGGTGTTGATCTCAACATTGAGATTGAGTGTCCTGAATGTGGTGCAGATTCGGAGGTGGCAGTAGACGTAGCTAACTTTTTTCTACCTAACAGAAGAAAATCAAAGAGATCTAAAAAAAGGTCTGTATAACCAAATACACTTTTTAGCGTGGCATTATCATTGGAGTAGAGATGATATAATAAACCTTCACGTTAAAGAAAGAATGAGTTATTTAGAACTAGTAAATGAAGTTAATGATAATGAAAGAAAAGCTATAAGTGCTGCCAAATCCAAAAGTCCACGTAGATCTAGAAGACGACGATAATGGCACGTACTGTCCTAGGAATTGACTTTGTAGCACGTACAACTGGATTCGTGCGTGGTATTAATGCGATGACCCGGTCCTCGGGACGCATGAATATGTCGGTCAGACAATCCCAAAAAAGATTCCGCAATTTAGAACGACAAATTAAGAAAGCTAAGCTAGAATTAAAGCAGTTTAATTTACAACAGCAAAGGGTGAGATCTAGGTGGAACCCTGGTGGTGGTAGGTTTTCTGGCATGGGTAGCTCTGAATGGGCACGCAGGGATAGAGAGCGTATTAAGAGAGAAAATAAAATAAAAAAACTAGAAGGGATGCCTGGGGAATGGGCTGCAAGAGCAGATGATCTGCAAAGAGGCATGCAAGCTGCAGGTATAGCAGCAGCAGGTTCATTTATTGCTGGATTTGTTTCAGCAGGTGTAGGTGCAGCTATAACTAGAGAGTTAGCTACAGCAGCAAATGCTGCTGGTGAGTTTGAAACAGAATTAGTTAAAGCAGGTTTAGTTGGTGGTGCAATAAAAAGTGGACATAAAGATACAAAGTTTTTACAAAAATTAAGAGAAAACGCTCTAAAGGTTGCATTAAAAACTACACTTAGCCCTCAAGATACTGCAAGAGCACATAGAATGGCAGTGCAAGCTGGTCTTGACCAAGAACAAGCTAATATAGCTCTTCCAACAATTGCTGCCTTCCAAATGGGTACATTTGGAGAAATAGGCATGGAAGAGGCTTCTAGAGTCATTGCTGTCGCATTTAACAAATTTAAAGATCCTTCAAAAGATGCTCAAACACAATTATCCGGTTTAGCAGATAAACTGCTAAAAATGACTCTCATATCTCCTTTAGCTGCAAGAGAATTTAAAGGTTACCTAGATTCTCTTGATGCTGCTCCAGCTCTACTTAACGCTACTTCTGACTCTATCTTTGCATTATCTGCTGTAATGTCAAAAGCAGGTATGAGTTCAAGAAGAACTGCAAATAGAATTCTAGGTGTTGCCCCTCAATTTAGACAGCAAATAGCCGCGTTTTGGCCTAAAAATCCAGAAACAGGCGAAATGATGATGAGATCGGGAGCAGTTAAAAGGAAACTAGCAGGTCTTGGGTTAGGCGGATTAGGTTTAACTAAAAAAGACTTTCTTGATCAAAAAGGTGAATTAAAGAATGGCATCCAACTTCTGATTACATTTGCAGAAAAGGCTTATGGTAAATTTGGAAAGAAAACAATTACACCTAAGCAAGAAGCTGCATTAGGAAAATTGCAGCAACAACTTGTCCAAGCACTTGCAATATTAGCTGAAGGCGCGAGAGACAGTGGAAAGCCAATAGCTGAAATGTTTAGAGAATATGAAAAACAAATAAAAAACTCTACAGGTCTAACAAAAGATATGAGGGATGAGTTCGAGAAGACCTGGAAAGGTACTCTTGCATTAATTACAGCAGCTCATGAAGCAATAAAAACTATACTAGGAAAAAGTATTGCAGACACATTACTGCCAATACTTACACAGATTAAAGATTCATTGGGTAAGTTTGCTTTATTCTTAAATAAAAATAAAGGAATAACAAAAGCAATAGTAGCATTTATAGCATTGAGTTCAGTAGGTCTTATCCTTGCCGGAATATTCTTAATGTTGTTAGGCGTATTTATGGCATTAGCGATAGTAATAGCAGGAGTTGTAGGTGCCATAGCCATGGGTGGTGGACCTGTTATTCTAGGTTTCATGGGACTATTAGCTGCCTCAGGATTAGCTGCTTCATTAGCAATGTCAGGATTATTGGGCGGCATCGCCGGTATCGTTGGTTATGGTCAAAAATTAAGGAATATAGCACAAATAATTAGTGATGTAGTTGAAGCACTTACAGTTGGGACGTGGGATGACGGAGAACTGTGGTTGCCAGAAGATTTCTACAAAAAAATTGCGGGCTCAGGCCACGTTGCTAATTCATTAGAGATTATAGAAAAAATACCTCGAATTTTAAAGGACATTAATCGAGAGTGGAAGGTATTTAAAGAAGACATTAGTCCCTCATGGATAGGGTTTAAAACCGTCTCAAAAGATCTTCTAAGTGATTTTATGAAGTTAGGTGCAGTTACTAGTGCTATGTTCCCGAATTTAGACTTAGGTAAAAAAGCTAAAGGGGCAGATTCTTTTGGTTCACAACTAGCTGAAGTTGTTAAAATGTTTTTAGTTGTAGGTATAGTTCTAGTATCTGTTTTATCATTATTAACTAAATTACTTTCTATGCTAGTAATGGTTAGTATAGCTATGTATCATATGATGAATTTTGAGCCTGGAAAGGCTCATTCAGCGATGTCAACTGTTGTAGATAGAATGGCTAGTGTAGATAAACTTCTGGGATGGAGTAAAAAAGATGAAGAAGTTGATGCTTATATGAGATATAGAGTAGCTCAAGGTGCTGCAAAAGCAGTAGGCGTTGGTACTGCTAAAACTATGGGACCTCTCGGTATGGCTGGAGTGGCTCTTAATCCAGCGGTCCTTGCGGCATTAGTGGGATATGGAGTATACAAAAAGGAAGGCGGATTAGGAGCATTAGAATATTTCTCACCCGGTGCAACTGCAGGAGCAAAAATAACTAAAGTACAACCGGGTGACGGAACACCTACCGCCGAACCGGGTATAGGATCAGGTGAAGGTGGTACAACAAATAACACTCAAAACGTACACGTACACGCAAAGCTTAATGCTATGATTGCAGATGAAAGCTCACTTCAACAGTTTATAAACGCTCTTATTCCAAGAATAAGTGAAGCTTTGAGTACAAAAGGCAGAATATAAAAAGGTAATAAAAAATGACTGAGTGGAGTGGTTCTAAAGCCTTTGGTGGAAAGAAGACTAAAGGACAAATATATAAAATTGATTCTTCGGGTAAAGTATTAACGTCTATACCAATAACATTTGGTTTAAATCCTACAATTATACGAAGGGCAAGGTCAGTAAATTATAAGATGCATAATCCTCCGGGTGGGTATGGTAGTTTAGCTGAGTTTGTTAATGTGGGAGATGAAATATTAAGTTTTGATGTATACCTAAGTTCAAAGAGAGTAGTTAGTTCTCAAAATAAAGCACTTAAAGAATTATATAGACAGTTTGGAGTTATGCATGAACTTAAGCAATTTGAGGCATTAACACTACCTGTAGCAGATGCGTTCTTAAAGGCTAATGGTCTATATATTCCTCCCCCTGGTATCATATTTGAATACGGTAAGAGGGCTTGGAAGTGTAAGGTACAAAAGCTGAATATTATTGAAGAAGAACATAACGCGGAACTATATCCAACTCGCGCAAAAGTTAGTATGACATTAATTACATATATAGATAGTTTTAGTGATATAACAGCTAGCGTGGTAAATGCCGATAACTGGTCAAGTTTTTCTGAGGTGCCTTCTGGCGGGAGCGGGTGATAATAAATGGCTAATAGTAGATATACAGACACATCTCTTGCATTATATTTAGGTAAGAGTAGAACCTTTGAATTAGGGCTTGCGTTTAGAAGTCCTAAAGTAAATGTAGAGGTTAATCCTGTACAGTATAGAGTGCGTGAAGGAGAAACCTTTCAAAGCATAGCTATAAAATTCTACAATGATCCAGAGTTGTGGTATTATATAGCTGACTCTAATCCAAATATTCTGTACTCATATGATTTGTATAATCATGTTGGGGAACTAATTAACATACCTTCTACAAGGTATGTACTGTTAACTAGTTAATACTATGCCTGCTCTTAATCAAAAATCAGGATTTTTGGATATATTTGTCCATGATTTCTATCTAGGCGATATAAATATACTAGGAGCAAACGGTAGTTATGTACCTGCACTGCAATTAGTTAAAAGTGTAGCTGTAAATCTTGTTAAAGGAAAGCCAGATACTTTTTCCATAGTATTTGTAGATCCAGACTTAAGTTTCATGAACTCAAAGCTTATCCAACCGTTTCATTATGTAACAATATATTGTGGTTGGCAGGATGAGATTACAGCAAAAGGTCCATATAGAATAACTTCTATGAAGTATAGTTTTCCGGAGAATGGTGGACCAGAGCTTTTAATTGAGGGAACAGATAAATCAGTATCTAAGCTTGGTCTACAGGCTAGATCTAAAGAACTGAATAATAGGTTTGCATCTCAAGTTATAGAGGATATAGCGAAGCATCATGATTTAGATGTAGACATAAATATATCTAAAGAAGAAGATCTTTGGTTTGACGAAGAATATACTCTAACCCAGACTATGGAATCAGATATGCAGTTATTGCAAAGATTGGCCATGAAAATGGGTTATATATGGGGTGTGAGAGAAAATACTGTTTATTTCCAAAGACCAGATTTAGTCGAAGATAATATTCTTTTATTAGAGTGGAGGATGGGAAAAAGAACATTAAAGTCATTTAATCCTGACATAAAGCTATACGTACCCGGCTCAGGTAAAAAGACTAAAGCATGCAAGCCGTTTGCATTTCTAGATGTAAAAAACGCTGCAGTTGCGCATGCTGGTCAGGTAAACGACTATAAAGAACTAGTTGAAGGTGTTGGAGTCGTTGATACCCAATATATGGGAGGTGGGATAGTTGAAGGTGAAGCATTAGCTGAAGTACTTGCTTTGGAGCATGCTGAAGGTGGATCAGCTATAAGGCAGTCCATTGAAAATATAAGGAATCCTGCCACAAGGTCTGATGTGTTAGGGAAATATTTAAGACAAGCATTAGACGGTAGTGCTACAACAGGCACATCCCAACCTGATGATGGTGGTATAGACCCTAGTCAGTACCTTTCCACAGGACAAGGAAAAGATCGCAATTACATAAGTAATGTTGGTGGTAGAACTGTAACTACTACAAAGGTAACCAGAGTAGGTGCTTCATCAGGTGATAAAGTTACGACAACTGTAGTTCATGTTAAAAATAATAATGATGTTGTGGTTGAAGGTGTAAGGGGTGATGCTGGAGGCAAAGTACCAAGCACCCCCAAAAAGGCTAAAAAGCATGCTGGAAAAAGAGGAAGAACACGGGATAAAGTTGTTGGAGCAACAATGGTGCCATCTATACCGTCATGGCGTTGGGATGTAAAAAAGTCTGTATATGTTGTTGGTGTAGCGGATATATGCGAAGGGTTATACATTATAGAAGAAGTTAACTTAACTTATGACAATAGTAATGGCCTTGGTACTACATTAAAAGGAAAAAAAGGTACATTAGGGAGGAAAAAACGTTGTGGAAAAAAATCAAAAATTATATGTGTAGCTAAGGGTTCTGGTGTTAACGGAGCTATAAACGAGGCATTAAACCCAAGACAACCCAAGAGCAATAAAGATACGCCTAAAGGATCAGAACAAGTAGGCACTGCATCTGAGACTAAAAAAGTAGAAAGAATGGAAGTTAACGTAGAAACAAATAAGAAAAGAGTAATTGAAGATCATGGTAAATAAATGAATATTGTAGATGAAAAATTAAGAAATAAATTCTACGGTAAATATAGGGGCATAGTTACAGATATTAATGACCCTAGAAAGTTAGGAAGAATTAAAGTATACATACCTGCACTTTATGGGGTAGAATTTACTGACAATTCTCATGCTATATCTGGTTGGGCATTGCCTTCTGGTGGAAGTAATATCGAAGGCGGGCTATTCATTCTACCTAAAGAAGGAGATATGGTTTGGGTGGAGTTTGAGCAAGGCGATCCAGAATCTGTTGTTTGGACGAGTGGAACTCATACGATAAGAGAAGGAGATAAGACTACACCTAATCATGCTGCTGGTGAGTATGATTCTAAAGATGGATCTCAAGGTTCATTAACAGGAGCACCTTATACTAAAGCTGGTGAACCATATGGTAAAAGTTTATCAATAGGCTCAAAAGCAGGTGGTATAGAATTTGGTCAAGATCCTGATAACGAAAAGTATAGGTCTAAGTGGTCACATCCATCCGGGTCTTCTAAGGAGTTATATCCTGACGGTACTCATGGCAATATATCTACAGGAAATATATTAAATGTAGCTAAAGGTGGATTAACTAATAAGATAGCTGGTAGCGTTATAAATAACGTTGAAGGGCAAGTATTAGATACATGTACTAAAAGAACAATAACTGATAGTTCATTAGACCACACCACAGATGGTGATTCTAAAAGAGTTACTACAGGAAATAATGAGGTATTCGTAGGTGCATTATACGAGTCTGATGGTACTACTCCGGTAACGACATCAGCAGTAACTTCTTCAGGCACTTCTTCAGGTACTTCAGACCAACTATGCATGGGTGTACATAAAGTACACTGTGGCATGAAAAAAACAACAGCTTCTTTGGGAGAGAGAAAGGTTGTTGGAGGTTCTTCTACGACTGCATGCGCAGGTGCATACACAATCTCTGCTACAGGGAAAGCTAGTGAGTTAAGTGTAGGAAGTTCTGGTCTTAAGTTCCAAACGCCAGATCCAATTACGCAACAAATAAACTTATTTCATGGTCCTGTGGTAGCAGACCAAGTTATAAATGTATATGATGGTATATGTTTAACTGGATTAAAAAATCAATTATTTGCAATACCATTACCTCCAGCAGGTATAAATTTATTATCCTCCACGTTCACTCAAGCTGGAACTACATTTACAGGTGTATCAGTATGTAATGGTTTACCCGGACTAGGTGGTACGTTTATACGCTGTGGTAAAATGATAGGTGGTGATGATCCAGCTACAGGTACACAACTATGGGTAAATGACGCCTCTGTAATTGTTTCAAATACAACAGCAGGTGTACCCACATTAGGCATACCACCTACACCAGTCCTTACTATAGGGTTTTATATTTGGACTGTTACTGTATTAATTCCAGCATTAGTTGCCACTGGAACTCCAGTGCCTCCTCCTCCACCTATTGGTTGTGTATCCACAACTTTAATGACAACTTGAGGTAATATGCTACTAACTGAAGAACAAATAGAAAGTAATATTGCTGAAGAGTTATATACTAAAATATATGATTCTATATACGCAGTTATATATGCAGAAAAGTGGCAAAAGGCTTATGATGCACTAAAAGATACGCCCAAAGATGTCTCTGCAGATACTGGTCTAACACAACCAACCTCTGAAGAAAATGCGGCATCTATAAATAAAACTCCTGATGAATTGCGGAATGAATCCAGTGCTAATGCTCCAATACTGGATGCGGATGGAAACCCTCCTCCTGCTGAATCCAAGGTTACGTTTACAACTACTTATTTTACACATGATGAGATAGTAAAAAAAATAGATGATGATATAGTACCTAAGTGGCAAGAGGAAGCAAGATATATTGCTAAAATTGCAATACCAATCGTAGCATTTATAGGTAGTGAACAAAGATTACGGATAAATACTGGAGTTGATTTCACAGATTTATTAAACTATATTAGTAGTTTAGAATCTGCATTTACAGCGTGGTCTGTTAGCGCAACTGATGGAGGTCAAGCATTAAAGACTCAACTAGGAAACCGGGCATCGACAACAGTGGGTCAGACGAATCAAGAAGGGTTGAAGTGGATCCAGAACTCGTAAAGGGTGGTATATCTAACATTAAAGATGCGTTATTACAGTTAAAGCTTCAATTACATAAAAAAATGGAAAATGAAGCAGCTAAACTTCAAAGAATGAAAAAGGATGTAGAGGCTAATATTGAGTTCTACAAAAAAATGAAAGATGAGTGACTTTAGTCTAGAAAAAGTAAAAGTTAATAAATGGGTTGAAATAGACCTAAAAGTTCCATTTAAAGACGAAATTGAGCGTGTAATTGGACTGGTAAAAACTAGTCTTGAAGCAGTTAAAGTCATACTTGAAACTATACAAACATTTTTGGAAATACTAAGGACACTAATTATACTAGTAGTTAATCCTGCAGTAGCTGCGCTGTTAACTGCATTATACGCACTTAGAGACGTTCTCAGGGGCATAATTGATATGGGTTGCGGCTATACTTATGTATTGCCTGATCTATCAAACCCTTATTCTGTTCAAGAAGCAATGGCACTGTTAGCTCAAAGTTTTGGTGATAGACTAGATGATAACCGTCCTATAAGATCTACTGATACCAATGAAGCTATTGTATTAATTACATTTGTAGCGTATGGACCATCACTTACAATAATAAAAGACCTGTGGGATTTACTGAAGCAATTAATTAAGTTACCAGATTTCCCCCTGACAGATAAAAAAGCAAACCAAGGGGATAATATGATCTACCCAGCCCCCGGTGCTGGTGAAGGTGAATACCCTAATTGGACAACAGCACGGTTTATAGATTTGTTTCCAGGGTTTAAAGGTACATTACAGTTTACTTTAGGCTTAATAGATTCATTAATAGATATTTTTGAACTACAAATAGCGTTTATAATGGATATATTCAACGCAATTTTAATCAAGATTGCAGTACTTGAATCTATAATAAATAGGATCGATAGTATTATAGCAGCATTAAATATGGCATTAAATTTAAAAGTTCCTATGTCTATTATAATAGGAGAGTTTAATGCAGTTAATTTAGGTGCTGAAATAAGTAACGCTTCAAGTAATGTTCCTAATCTCCCGGAAGATAATACGGGAGCACTGTTATCTATGGCTGTGACGGGTCCTGCTCTTGACACCTTCTTTAAAACAGCTTTTAATGTCAGTCTTGCTGATATATTTGGAGTTAGTTACGACAGCATTAAAGTTTAGGATTAATCATGATTTCTGGATTAAAATTTCCTGTACAGATAAATACTATGGGTAGGTTTGCTATAGTAGAAGATGATGATAAGATCAAGCAAAACGCAAGGGCAATAATTAATACGAGGATTAAAGAAAGGTATTATGAGCCTACGATGGGTAGATCAGACGTAAGAATACTATTCTCCAATATAATGTCTAACTCTGCTTTTGTTGTAAATATGCTTAAAGAAGCACTTAACGAGCAAGAACCGAGGGCAGTATTTAACGTTAGTTTAATTGAAGAATTAGGTCTAGATGGTAAGATTGTATTCGGCATAACTTACCAAAGAATAGATAAAGAAAGTGTAGGTAGCTTTGATGTTGAGGTATTATAATGCCTAAGAGTCTTGACGATATACTAATTATACAAGATAGAAAGACAAGAGAATATGAAGAGTTCAGAACACAAGCGTTATTGCTTGCTCAAACTCTTACTCCAGAATGGACTGATTTTTATCCACATGATCCAGGTGTAGTATTAGCTGAGCTATTTTCCGGAATTGCTGATAACTTATCCTACTATATCGATAGAGCTATTCATGAGCAGTATCTATCTACCTGTCAACTTAGACAAAGTGTTGTTGATCATGCTGCATTAGTTGGTTATAAATTAAAACTTCCTTCATCTTCAGTTGTAACTATAGACGTAGTTACTTCAGGTGCAGTGACGCTTACTGGTACAGATACTGTAGGTTCATTACCATTTAGGGTAATTGGAGAAGCGTCTGGAGACACAAAGAGCACTCATTTTGAGCTATTGAATACAGTAACAATCTCATCTGCAACAACAACTGCATTGTCATTTATAGAAGGTCAAACAGTACTTAATGAGGTTTTAGGGTCTAGTAGTGCAGTTGCAGGATTGGGTTTTCAGTTAGGTGGCGTTAACTTAACTACTGACAGTGTAGGCAATGTAGCATTAAGAGTCGAAGTAGATGAAGGGTCTGGATTTATTTCATGGAACTTAGTAGATAACTTTTTGGATTCAACATCTACTTCTAAACATTACACTATTGATACGGACATCTCTGGAAGAGTTACAGTACTATTTGGAGACGGAGTTAACGGTAAAATACCTGCTTCGGGTGTATCAAATGTAAGGGCTACCTATCGTGTAGGTGGTGGTAAATCCTCCAACAATGTGGGTATAGGAACAATAAAGGTTATAGCTACGCCTAATATACATGTATCATCTATTATAAATACAAATAAGCCCTCAGGAGGATCTGATAGGGAAACAATTGACGAAGCAAGAATATCTGCTCCGGCATACTTTACTACACAGAACAGAGCAGTTACTCATGCAGATTATGAAGCTATCGCCCGTTCTGTCTCAGGTGTTAATAAGGCAAAAGCAGTTTGGTACCAAGGTTCTCCTTTAAAGGAGGCGATTTATGTAGCGACTTCTGGTGATAATCCTGTACCATCTGGTACATGGAATATAGATAAACAATCGGGAACAGGTATATTAGGTAATGTAGGTAAAGCTATAAAGGCTAAGGCTTGTTCAGCAATTAGGCTATATATTCTACCTATTACTCCTGTAACTATAAAATTAAATGTAGATGTACATGTATTAGAAAACTATTATAAATCAGATGTATTTTTCAGGGTAGTATCAGATATATTATCCTTTATACAAAATACTGATTCTACAGAGCTGCCCGGACTGTTACCTTTATCCGGATTAATGAAAGCCATTGAATCTACTTTAGGTGTAGATTATGTCGATGTACATCAATTCCATAGAGTACCCTATGTAGAAAGCGTATCTACAGGTATCGCTAATACTACGTTTGTTGATGGCGACACTGGAACTACAAACACAGTAACAACAGGAAACGCATTAAAGGAAGAAGAGTGGACTATTTTCTTTACAAGTTCAACAGCATTTAATGTTATAGGATCAGTATCTGGAATGCAAGCTGCTACTGGAACAGTAGGTACTAACTATATTAGTGATAATTCTGAAATATCGTTTAAAGCAGTTGCAGGTACAAATACAAATAAATATGGTGATACATACAAGATAGTTACTAGTGCATATGTAGGAAATATAACTATATTTGATACTGAAATACCCGTTATGCCAACAAGCACAGTAAATACTATTGGAGGGATTAGTTAATGTTTAGGTTTAAGAAAGATGCCATTAATCATGTATATATGCATGCCTCCTTAGCGGGTGTTCCTGTTACAGGATTAACAAATGCTAGTGTGACATTGTATGCAGGTAAATCAGACGGCACTAGTGCTGCAGTGTCATTATCAGCAGGATCTATGGTTGTAGAAGCTGATGCTACCAATATGAAAGGACATTATTTAATAAAAGTTCCAGCAGCGGCATTTAATGTATCTGGAGGGACTGTTCTTCAATTTACTGGTGCAGCATTTGATGATTATAATTTATATGGTGATACTGTTTCAAATACATTTGATGAACTAATTAGTTATGTTAAAGATATTAGAGCACTTAATCAAGCTAACTTTGAAATCGAAGGTTCAACTTATGATGGAAACGGCAACTTAACTGCTGCTACAATTAAAGGTTATGCGCCCGGAACATCTACGAACTTTACAACAGATACTCCGTTAGTACAGTTGGCAGTTACAGCGACTTATGATGCATCTGGTAATATGACTAGAATGGAAGTTGCAGAAGAAACACCCGTCGCAGGTTAATTAAATGTCTCTTGCAAAAATTAGAATAACAAGAGGTTTATCTACCAATAAAGGATTAAATAATCCTAGTGGTTCATCATGTCTTCCTGTTGCTTCAAAGATGTTCCATTTTGGCAATATAGATACTGATAATCTTAATGTATCTGCCATACAAAACAATGAGTTAAACTTTGGTATTTTTAAAGTTGAACCACATATCAATTGTAAAAGCGTAACGATAACGTTTACACCCACGTCTCCAACTATAGATAACTATAGAAGATTTTATGCTATAGTAAGGGGTAGGTATGAGTATAAGACAAACATAACAGATACAAACGTAAAGATACTTCATACAGATACTAACTTTATACCACAAGCAGCAACAATTACTGATGATACGTGTTCACCGGACACCTATTATTATTATGCTGTTATTGCTTTAATGGGAGGGAACTTACCTGCCAGGTTTGAGTATAATATAAATAGTTCATTAGATTATGGCTATAGATATTCAAGATACGGTCATGGTACTGTAATGTATGATTTGCTTCCATTAGAGTGGAGGAAGCAGGATGAAAGTATCTCATCGGTCACAATCGGAGATTATTCATTAACTGGTGGGTTTGTTGAACGATATATTGAAATACTTGGATTATTATTTGATTCATTAAAATCAGATATAGATACACATATATACAATAATAGGTCTATATATGATGTGAGTTTGAGTACACTAAACCACCTATTGTCCCTTATTGGTTGGAATCCTAATCAAGAATACAAAGGAGAGTTACAACGTAAAGAAGCTAATGAGCTAGTACCTACATATAAAAAGAAAGGTAGAGATGAGTCTATATCTGATTTTATAACTACTTTGTTAGGCTTTTCTTTTGATAAAGAAGAAGGATATAGAAGGGTAATAACTACAAATAGCATTACTTCTACAACAGTGGATACTACAGACACTTACGCAACATCAAACATAGATGCTCCGAGTAAAACTGTGTCAAACTATGTGTTAGGTAGTTCAAACGGATCGGCAAGCCAAACATTTGTACTGTATGATGTAGTCGCTAGAAGAATCATCCTGGAAGTATCTGAAAGCGGGACTTTTGAGGAATGGATTGAAGTGTCTTCATTTGCTTCATCAAGTGCAACTGATTTACATTATACTGTAGCAGAAAACTCCACTACATTAATTAGCACTATAACGTTTGGTAACGGCACTAATGGAAAGATACCTACCGCAGGTTCTAATAACATTAGAGTGACTTATACATATGGTGGTGACATTGTTAAGTACGTTCCGGATGCTCCGCCCGGATGGAAAAATGATGTAAGTACTCGATTTAGAATAAAAGAGCTGAGTACATCTAATGATAGTCTTAGAAAACCAATTGTGGATAAGATAGACCTTGTTATAAATAAGTTGAAAGCAAGCTATGCAAATTATAATATAATATATGACGCATACGTGCCGGATGAGAACATAGCGTTATTCTCAGATAGTTATACAGATACTATATCTTAATAAGAGAACATAATGAGTTTAATAATTAAAGGAATCTGGAGAGACACATTAACATATGAGGATGGCAGAGTTGTAGTTGGTGACTGGATGCATAACCAACCCCAGGTAACTGGTTCAACTCTTATGTCTGCATTATTTGCAGAAACAGCAACAAATGCTAATCCTACTTTAGGTGGCATACAGTATATGGCAGTTGGTGCTGGTTTAGCTGCATGGGATTCTCAAACTCCTGTACCTGGGACAGATCTATTATATACAGATACTACATTAAAGGACGAAAAGGCGAGATTTGCACTAAGCTCTTCTGATTTTTCATATTTAGATGTTACATCAGAAGCAGCGGTTGGCACACCAACTAGTGGTTCAAAATCAAGACTACTAAAAATAACTGTATCATTAACCTCCGCAGTAGATGATGTATTGTTAAGAGAGTTTGCTTTATTCGGAGGAAATGCTACTGGTACGGCAGATAGTGGCTATATGATTAATTGGATAGCACATACAGCATTCACAAAAACAAGTGGTGTTAGTGTAGTTAGAGAAATTAAGCTAAAGTTCTTAAGTAAGAGTGAATATACCTAAGGGATAATATAATGGCAAATACAGCTAATATAAGTAAAGATGCATTTCAGCAGAGTAAATCATATTTTGGTAGAATTGTTCAACAAGGTGTACCGTTATTTGATTGGGATATTAATGAACACTCTGAAGAACTACGTTATTGGATACTTCACTCATTAAAATCTGCTATAGGTACACCAGCTCGTCTATACTCGGGATCTGGTAGTAAATCATTTAAAGCTACTGAAGCTAGTCCTAATACTAATGACTTGAAGTTTGCTTCAGGTCAAGCAGTGCTATCTGGCAGGTATATAAGTATTAGTAGTGATTTTGATTATAATGATGATACTAAAAATTATATTACTGTAGGTCAAGTTACATCTACTGCAGCAAATGGAGGTAACTATGACTTTAGTGATACTGAGAAAGTAAACTACTCTAATGGCTATCAGTTGTGGGCAGCGGCTGGCAATGCAAACGCTTATCCTTGCAGGGTAAAGTTTTTATCCGGCACTCACTCAGGTTCAACATTTACTATACAAGGTGTTAGTGGTAGCGTTATAACCCTTCCTTCAGGAGCAAATAGCATTGCAGTAGGCGACCACTATAAAATACTACCTCCAGCAATCGTAACCCCATCTGCTGGAACTACAGACGAATTCTGGTTATTAACATGGTTTGAAGATATTTCTCCTAAAGAAGATAATATTATTGAAAACCTTGGTACTGCCAGTGCTACATATACGAATTTAACTAATAAGTTACATGATTCTACGACATCAATATCCCCTAGCCATAGAAAACAATTAAGATGGTGTGTGCATTACAAATATAATGATGATTATTTAATAACTGATCCTCTAGGTGAGGCAGTAGAAACGCACATAGCCATTAAGATCTGTACAGTAGCTAGAACCGCAAATACTAATACGTTATTAGAAGCAAACATTACTGATGAAGCAAATTATTATATGACTGCTTCAAATCTATATAGTAGCTTAGTTTCCGGAACAAATACTGATACATTAACAGTTAAAAACTTAACTGTGAATACAGCGTTTATTAGCAGCGGAACAAGCACATTAAGCGGTAACGTTACTATCACAGGGACTACACTAACTAGTAGTGCTGCTACAACTAACACGGGTGCTACTAGCTTTAATGACGCAGATGTCACGTTTAAGAGCACAGTGTCAGGTGCTACCCACCTGACGTGGGATGTATCTGCATATTCATTGAATTTTGCATCAGCATCTACAAAATGTAACTTTGCTACTGGAACAGAGCTAAATCTAAATACAGGTTCATTATTTAAAGCAAATGATGCAGGTTCAAACATTAGAGTAGAAGTATCCCCTACACCATATATACGAGTTAAATCAGCTTCACAAATTATAGCTGATATATCTGATACTGCTATTAAGTTTAATAACACTTCTGGAAAAGATGGTGTGATAATTGATGCAGATAGTATTGATTTATATGACGCTGCTGCTACTCCTATAAAAAGAACTGTTATAGCTGATGATTCATTAAAACAATATGATTCAACAGGTACAAAAGAAATAATAGCTATTGCACCTACGGCAAGTGCCGGAGATATCATAATAAGAGAAACAGGAGCAAATAATTATATCCGAGTGGATATACAAGGAAATTCTTCGAATAACGGTTATATACGTACTGCTAATAGCAGTAATCAGTCCACGGCAGCATTAGGAGGGATAACCTATGGTCTTCGTGTATGGGATGGCTCAACAGGAATTTATAAATTTAATGTTGATTATGACGGTGAAGTAAAAGCAAAGATAGGTTCTACTAATGTAGAAAGAAACTTATCATATGGAGTGGCGTTTTGTTATGGTGTTGTCTATAGAAACTCCATTGCTGTGAATTACTCTAATAACTCACAAAGCGGTACGTCAAGCTTTTGGTCAACATCTTCTGGAACAGGCGCAAACATATATGGTGGGACTTTAGAGAATGAGCATGCGACTGAATGGAAGGCAGGTGGCGCACAGGAACTACCTACTACGGTAAGAAAAGTCACCTCAGCCGGTGATAACGTCCACCCTATTATAATAAAATTAACAAACTATACTTCGTTTACGAATCAAAGTGTGCAGGTATCAATCGCTAGATTTGATTCAGGAATCATTACATGTTATATGCCTTATGGATATATTCAAAGCTTTAATGATGTAAGCGGTAACGAATTTACTTATCTCTGCATACACACTTTAGATTATAATGATGAGACAGCAAATCGAGTAAAGGTTGTACCAGACCTTACATCGAATAATGAGTACGCAATTAACTTCTCCGTATTCGGAGTACCAGCTTAATAAGGAAATATCATGAACAAATCATTATTTTTATCTCTATTTACATTTTTAACTTTAATCCCATCTATTGCATTTGCAGAAGATGGATCAGGTAGCTTTTGGATCAAATTACTAGGTGAAGGCATACCATGGATTGTTGGAGTTGCTTTAGTGCCTGTATTATTATGGTGTGGAAAATATCTAAAAAGATTAATTGAAGAAAAGGTTAAATATGATATGGTTAAAAGGGCTTTATTAAAGACCAACCAAGTTGTATTTGGCGTTGTATCTGAACTGTCTCAAACCATGGCGGATGAGTTCAAAGCCGCTGCAGAAGATGGTAAGCTTACAGATCAAGAGAAGGCTCGATTAAAGTCTATTGCTATTAGTAAATCAAAAGATTTAGTATTTGGTGAAACCTGGGATGCACTAAAAGCAGAGTTTGGTGGCAACTCAGGAGCAGATAACTTTTTAAGTGGAGAAATTGAAAAAGCTGTTAGAGTAGTTAATAATCAAAAAAAAAATTAACGGACTCTGTGGCAGAATCAATAAAAGAAAGTGTGCTTGTAAAAGAAGTAGAAAAATTAAATCCTAAAGAAAATGGTTATAAATTAGGTTTAGATTTAAATACAGATTTTGCAGAAACTTACTTTAGGTATGACCATGAGACAGATGAATACGATTTATTTGCAAAGGCTTACGGCAAAGCTATTTGGAACGATATCAGTGTTTTTAATGATAATGAGTATATAGCCGGAGTTAGTTTAGGAGTTAGCTGGTAATTATGGCACTTCCATTAAGTTATAGATCTTATAATCCAGGAATTATTCTACAACCCAAAACACCTATCAGTACTGGTGGTGGTGGTAGTGCGGGTGTAGAAATAATGGGTAATCCTATAGTAATTCCTTCAGATATAAAAGCTGCAGATGAAGCGTCTAGTACAGGCGTATACCTAGCAGGACCAGATACGTCATTATTTGTAGCAAATCAAACAATAACTAACTTAGGGTCACACCACGCGACATTTAATGCAGCTACTGACGATTGTACATCAGTTTATGACGCAAATAATGTTGTATATAACTTCTCTAAAACAGATACGTTTTCTATAAGTTTTTGGTTATTTTATAAAAGTACTTCTAGTACTTGGACTTGGAATGACTTAGATAGGCCATTAGTAACTAATCAGGTACATACTTCAGCATCTAATAATGGTAGAACAAAGAGACAAGGTTGGGGAGTATGGTTTTCCGGTGAAAGTGGTGAAGAAGGCAAACTAATATTTTCGTGTAGGGCGAGTGGTACCTCTAAAATTGAAGGCTATAGTGATGGTAGCAGTTCTGGATTAACTGCGCAAGCATCTTCGGGGCAAAAAAACTGCGTTGTTAATGATGTGTCAGGCTTCTACGTGGGACAATCCGTTACCGTTGCGCATGGTACAGGGGCAGCAGAGACGCATGTGATTGCCAGCATAAACACAGGCACTTCTACACTGACCACAACGAACAACCTTGCGAATACTCATGCGATCGGCATTGAGGTTTCCTATGATGGTGTCTTAGGTGAAAACCATTGGCATCATATAGTAATGATTTATGATGGCTCAGATATAAAAGCATATGTAAATAATGTAGCGTTAACATTAGCTAATACTGCAGATAACCTGTCTACGAATGACTTTCAGACTACAAACGATTTAAATATTGGAGGCGGATACTCACATGCCTCATACGACATAGCAACTTTAGGGTATGAAGCTAATAACATGGGCATTATTAACGATGTATGTTGTTGGGGAATAGATATATCTAATGTTAACTCTACTAGTTACGTAGATGACATTTATAATAGCGGAAATGGAGCGATAGCAAGTAGTATATCTGCTATTAAATCTCAAATAAAGTTCTACTTCCCACTAAATGATATTGGTGATTATGGTCCTAATCACTTGCACTTACAGACTGTAAAAGGATAATAGATATATGGCTGATCTACCTACATTAACATGGAAAAAAACTTTACCTACTACTATATCTGACCCAGGGTCATCTTGGGATAATACTGCTTTAGTAGCATTAAAAGATAATGCAGGTGGCGGGGGTTCCAATTTAACTTATTGGGAAGTAGCTTATGATGGTACAACATACGGATCAAGTGCAAAGCCATATATAGTATTTAAACCCAAAGACTCACCCGGAGATCAGTCTGGTGCTACAACTGCTCAAAAAGTAGCTAATTATAGAGTAGCATTTTGCTCTACAACTATACCGCCTACAGACGCAATGGGTAATAATGGTCAAGGTGCTGTAACTGGCGGAGCTAAATTTATATATATAGGATTTTGGACAGGTGTTACAGATGACGCCTTTGATAACGATTGGACGGGAAATAATAATCCTTATAATACAGTAGCTGGATCATTTTCTGGTTGGATATGTGCTGCACCAAATAATAAAGATGCTACAAAGAAAAGTCATGATCAAGTTTGCATTTATGAGACTGATGAATCCTTTGGAGTATTTTTTAATGATTGTGATACATCAGGTAACTTATCATATTTTAGTTTAGCTGGTGCAATAATTAAACCCTTTGATACGGGTGAAATAGATGAAGATCCTGCAAGAATGTGGGGTGTTATTGGGGGCAGTGCTGATTTATCATCAGATGAAGGAACTGCTTCAAATGGTGGACTTGGAAAAGCATGGTTATACGATTCTAGTGGTACAGGAACCGTTTCTGCACCTTGGTATCAAGACCCTATAGATGATGGGCATTGTTCTTTCTTGTACTATGATGAAACAAACGGTACATTAGGTACAGCAACACCAAGTAGTTCATGGTATCCAATAATGAGTTATAATAATAATTTTCTTAAAACTAGCGCATGGCAAACAGAGCTAGGAAGTCCTACAAGTGCTGCCCTAACAAAGAAAAATAGATATCTAGTTAAATTTCCACTAAACTATCATGAGTATAACTCTCCTTATGCTGCTGTAGGATCATTAAGGCAAGTATATGTTTGTCCTAGTGAAGCTATAAATACTACTGTACTAACTGATTTATTAGGAAACAAAAAAGGATATGCTATTTCAGCAAGCAGATTTAGTACTACTGAATCAGGTAGTTGTATATTATTAATGGATGAATAATATGAAATTATTTATTGTAAATTATCAAACCAATATTAAACCTGGAGGGTTTCTTCATGGTTATAATATGGAAATTGATTCAGATAGAAAACCCGCGTTTTTAACTGCTATTCCATTTTTAGAGTATTTAGGTTATACACCTAATGATTCTGCTGCTAATTATGGTTTGCCGGATGGATGGTTATGGTTTACTGATGGTCAAAACTGGATGTTAACAAAGCGAGCTGATCCATTTCCTTCGTTTAGTTCATCTACAAGTAAAGCAAACCTATCTACTATATTGGATAGTGTATATAAAAGTGAGTTTAATCCATTTAAAGATAAAAGTTTTACTAAAGCTAAACTATTAGAATTAGTACAAAGTGTATCAGAAAAGAATTTAATGGTATGTTTTATGGATCGGTTTAAGGAGTAATATAATGAGTGATCGAGTTAGATGTCTTTCGGTTAAAAGAAATAGCTTTACTGAAACTACAGGTACTGTGGGTACAGTAGCTGCAACATTGTTAGCAGCAAATAATGAAAGGGAGTATCTTTTAGTTCAGAATACTCACGCTTCTAATACTTTGTACATTTCATTAGGTGGAACTGCTACATCCTCTCATGTGCAAATAGCATCAGGTGCTGCTCTTGTTTTTGAATCAGGCACAGTACCTTCATGTGCAATATCTGGGATTGGGTCAGCGGCAGGTACTACTTACATTGTAGTAGCAGGTGTTGGTCCTGGTTTAAGACATAATTAAAAGAGGATTATAATGGGTTTACATAGAATTGGAAAAAGAGACCTTAGAGGGTCTGAAGAAACTAAGTTTTATAAAGAATGGGCAATTAAAGGCAGACTGGAAAGTTCAGCAAGTGCAGCTAAATGGTTTTATCCTTACAGTAAAAATACCTTTTCTTATTACAGTAGTGATCGTGATGGCGTAGACGCAACAGTGTCTATAGATGAGTCGAGTGCTAATGTTAATGCAGCATTACCTTCGACTTTGGCAGATATTCAGGATTATACGGGACAACTTAGGGTGTTATATGATTGTAAACTAATTAAATTTGATGTTTACCTAACTAACTGGAGTTCCGACCCGTGGCTTTATGAGGCAGCTGTATGTAAGTTTACTCCGGCGTATAATACGGGAACAGAGCCTACACTGACACAGTTAGGATCTAACCTACAGTTAAGTGCTGCAACACAGTATTACCTGTATAATGCGGATCAAGGATTAGATGTCACCCTAACTAAGGGTGATTGTATTGTCCCATTTATACGAAGAAAGCATCAGCCGGGCTCAGGGTCTACAGCGACAACTGGTCAAGATACTAGTGTAGTTTTTACTATGGCATTTGAGCACGTTTAAGCTCTAGGGAAAGGACTCGAACCTCTAAGACCTAATCACATCGATCTGTACGGTTGCATTAGCAGGCACACATCCGATCATAAGTCATCGCATAGACAATACGACGCGTCTACCATTTCCGCCACCCTAGATTAATTCTCTAGCTCTTCTTCTTCATAAATATAAAGATCAAATACATTATCTTCTTTAAGTTTAGTTAGAAACTTGATGGCGTCTTCCTCGCCCATTTCATTAACTAAATACTCTATATCGCTTTTATTCATATAAACTTTTACTTTATTCTTCTTCATTAGCTTTCTGCTCATAACATATCGTGCATAGGCTTCTGACCATATAACTTCTATGCATGTCACCTATTATACCGCATTCTGCACAAGTCTTAGCTGATAGATGTGAAATAATGGTAACCATACCATCAACATAACTATCTCCACCTGTATAGTAAAACCGAAGTTGTCCAAACTTCTCTTTAACTTGGGTTGCTATAACAGGGCTGATATTAAAATCACTGTTATATTCTCGTTGTAGTCTCAAATAACGTTGAATACCTTTACATAAAGTATCGATTAAATGATACCACCCGTCACCAGTTTCGATAGACCACACCGGAACCGTCACAGGTTCATTTTTGGCACTGAATATTACTGGGTAATTATCAAATAATTTATTCTGAAGATCATTATTCACATTTAAAACCTTTTAGTCGGCTTAATCGTTTATAGTACTCCTTAATCCAATACTCTCTTTCAGGCAAGTTATGATAATGGTTATGCTCTATAATTGTCTTTATGGCATGGCAGTTCTTGCATCTAACTACACACTTCTCTATTTCTTCTTCTATAACATCCCAAGGTTTTCTTAAAAACTGATCTGATATACAAAACTCTTTATCACCAATTACGTGATCAAACTCTAATAATAAAGGATTTCTTTCATTACAATCAATACATCCTTGTGAGCTCAACACGCCTAATATTTTTCTACGCCTACGATCTAGTTTTAAATTACGTCTTCTACGTGCACAATGCTTGCAAACAGTTCTAAACCCCGTAGAAGACTTTCTATCTTTTGAATAAAAGTTAGTAGTTAAAGGTAAGGGTCTTTCACATAATTTACAGGTTTGTTTTGCAATCATTGTTATTCAAATGGAGGAGAGTCGTTTTCTTCAAACCATTTTTCTAGCAGTTTGTTATATACAAGTACATCTATACACCGATCATGGGTATTATGGATATTTAAATCAGTTTCTACTAGTCTAAGAGAATATGCAACATGCTCATTATATATACCATCAGGTTTATCAACGCCAATTTCATAATCAAATGCACGTAATAACCACTGTATCCGGTAAGTAGCATCAAAATCACTTAGAGGGTATGGATCTTTATATTTATCAAACTCTCTTTTTATGCTGGATATAAACCTTCGTGCAGTTAATCTTTCTTCATTAATGCCTTTTGTACTTAATAGTCCCCAATAGGATACTTTATTTGTCCAGGTGAGGGAAGAAGTTAATGCATCTCTTAGTGCAGCAACTTTATCATGAGTTCTAGTGCCTTCTTCAGTATTATAGTAGTAATTCGGATGACTTTGTTTAAAGCATGCTAATCCAGATACATAGTCCCTTATAACTCCAGATTGAAGATATTTTTTAGCCTGACTATATCCATAATCTTGCATTAATATAGGTCTATAAACTTTATCATGTGTTTTATGTCTATCATAGATATTATCATAGTATGAAAAGCACTGACTTTTAAGTCCGGTAACATGGGTTTGCATTAGTAATGCTTCTACTTCCTTGGATATGTGAGGATCAGTAGTCACATATACTTCAGGCTTACAGTACTTCGATAATGATAAGTTATTATATTTATGATGTAATGCGTCGGCAAATCCTCGACTCGTATCATAACCTTTATGAGACCAGGAGTAACCAACATTGTATTCAATATAATCAGGAATAAATAATGATATTAATCGCTTTATATCATATAAATATAAGTCAATATGATCTATATCTAACCAGAATAACCAACTTACAGCTATACCTGCATCTCTGATCTTCTGAGAATCACGCTTAAGTTCATTAGGATTATATCTACGTACTACTTTATTGACTTTAGAAGTAGAATTACATGGGACATGAACAAGTAGAGTAGCACAATCAACGTTTAGTTTGCACAAGTCTGCAACATACTGATCAATATCCTTTCTGGGCTTGTCTCCATTACACCATATACCTACTTCTATATTCATTAAGCAACCTTTTTTATATTAAGAATACTATATCCTGTCATTACTTTAATCCCTAATGAAGTAGATATTCCATTTTGTATATATACATCTACTTTTTCTTCGGCTTCTTGAAGAGAGGAAAAGTACTCACAGCGAGAATCATTAAAGATGGGATAGTTATTGCTAGGATTATGCCAATGAGATACCACAACATAAGGTCTTTTTTTGTTATAATATATAGGGTTATCCGTCATAGGAAATCTTTTATTTCAAGTAATGTATATGTAAACGAATTACCATAAATATCTGCAGATACTGTAGCTAAGTTCATAAGATGTTTGAACTCATTTGAATACCTGAAAACTTGACAACCCGCACTAGAGCCTTTAACAAAATCATCTTTAAGCCCAGGATGTCTTCTATGTATATTAATTCCAAAATGCCCTGTATATTCCGCTTCACCGTAGTTAATTACATCATCTCTATTATTATCTCTATATACTTTTACAGGTCCATTTGATTGAACTAATGCTTTATACTTGTTTCTATGCATACCAATTTTATATGCACCCCGGTATTGCCCCGGAGCAAGTACAGCACAACCCTTTCTATTAATGGGATTCTTTAAATAAATCTTGCCCGGATCCGTCGTTGCTTCACACAGGTCTAGCACCCATTCAAGCTTGTCTGTTCTGTATATCATACATATGTAGTCGTCAAAGCGTCCTGAGGCTACGCTAGTGCCTCTTACACCGATGATGTTAAGGTTGAACGGCTTATTGCCGTCAAAGAACTTGTAACGCCTCTCATCGAAGTGAGCTTTGATATTATCGATGAAATAGTTTGGTGGTCTCAATGCTAACATATTTTACCCTTTTTGACTAAGAACAAATATTCTTTGGTTTTAGTCTTGAAGTCTTCAGGTCTACTTGCCATTTTAGATACATGTGTATTGTACCTACGGTGCGACTTCTCATAAATACGTACTTTACCAAAGCTGTTTAATATATCTGTCATTTCTTTAAAAGGAATATACCCTTCATTACTGTAGGATAATAATATATATTTAGCATTAGTATTGTCTATGAGATTTATTAAAGCTTCTTTAGACTCTGCTTTTTTATAGTACATGCTTCTATTCCAGTCTTTAGGCACACCACTAACTCTACTTATATCTAGTGGCCACTCATAATCTGTAATAATGTTAAGCATGAAATAATTGGCACCATAGGAGTGCCGATTATAAGGAGGGTCATAATATGCCAGGTCTACATGTTTAAGTGATTTAACTACACTATTTGTATCATCATTTAAACAAACACACTCGCATTCATGATCAGAAAGAATAGGTACTGATAAGTTTATAGTACCTTTAATCCTTTTTAAAGCCTTAGAAGTAGTACCACCGTACTTACCTACACCCGTATTCTTATCTTTGAAAAAGCCTAAAAATACACCACAAGTATTAACTTTATCGGAAGCTTCCGATAGTAATGGTCCGATTATTGACGAGAATAGATTATAATCCTGTGTGTAGTTATCGTTCTGTAGTCTTCGAATATTATCAATTATTCGAGCGTTCTCTTTAGTATAAAATACTCTATCTGCTTCTTTTATATTACTCTCATCTTCTGGACAATATAGTGATTCTATAATTCCAGGACGATCATAGATCTTATCTGTCTTTACTTCGTTTAAGTAAGATACTATATCATTAAGCTGCTTACTATCTACTTCAGACTTATTAGCTAAATAACATGTATTTACTACATGAGAGTACTTCTCAAGGTCGTTTGTAACTAGGAAGTTTGCGTGGGACTTTAGTTTCCGAGCAACAATTCCTGTGCCGGAGAATCCATCAAATATAGATAAAGAGGGTTTGTTTAATTCTTTTTTGACATCACATACTGCTGTATCAATGAAGTCTAATAGCTTTCTCTTATTGCCTATGTACGTGATTATTTGATCTGTTAGATATCCCATTTAAACCTCAACTATAGTTAACGGTACCAAGTACCATTATACACTATAGCTGACATATATTATATTGGTCAACAGTAAAAGCAGATAAAATTTATAAATGAGATTGAACTGGGTTGGGCATGGCCAAGGAGATGAATCATATAGACCACCCCCAACCCAGTAAATTCTTAATCAACTGACCAACCAAAAAATAAATAATCAATTAAATCATCATGCTTTTCAGAGGGACCAAGGGACACACATGCTGCTGGACCATCAGTATCGACTATCCATGAATAGCCTTCAATATGCTTACTACTGTGAAGTAGTAACTCTGCATAAGTAAGCTTTTCTTCTCTATTAAGACTAGATAGAGGTATGCCATTAAAAATACTTAGTGCCCTATACTCATTCTTATCATAAATGGTGGTGTTTATAGCTGAGTTAAACGCGGATAAACTATCTTTACCGGGTACGATAACAAAGAACCCTACTGATTCCATCAGATCCTCCTATTCTGAAAGAAGACCTATTAACATGTCAGATGTTTTTAAACAAATTCGAAGCACGTTTAGATGAGAGTGTTCCTGTAACATGTCTACACCTAATTTATACATCAGCTCACAGATTATTTCATCTAAAGAAATGTCACTTATAATATTAAGTAGCTCATTCTTCTGGCTTTCATCTAGAGAATCAAATATATCTTGTGCATATGTCTTAGATGTTACGTGTATATACTGCTCACTAGAATCTTCATTAAAGTCAAAGTTTGCTTCAAATAAGCGGGGGTTAATCTCCATCATATCTACCTCCTTGTAGATCAGACTACTTCTATATCAAGCACCGTACTTGACCTAGATTTATAGTCACTTAACTTTTTTGCCATGAGATTTGGATCCATATTTACTGCTTTAGCTATATGTTCAATGAGTGCAGATGCTTCTCTTCTGCTTAATTTAAGCGTGTAATTTTCATTCCTTTTAACGCTTGGGCACTCTCGAATATAGTCTGCAGCATTTGTCCAATAGTTTCTCATGTTACCTCCAATAGGACTGATGGGATTCGAACCCATACTTGCAAGATTTTAAGTCTTGTGCCTCTACCAATTGGGCTACAGTCCCTTTTCAAGTTCAGCTATACGATTTCTCAAATAAGTATTCTCAGTTTCTAATGTACGTAATTCCTTAGAAAGGTCACTTGTATCATACTCATATAGCTTACTTAAAATAGGTTTTAGCCATGTTAATTCATTAATCCCTAACTCTATTGCAATGTCATGCTTACACTGACCAAATTCAACAACAACGGTGCCCTTTGCTCCGGGACATCCATATAGAATATTTACGCCATAGTGACTAAGTAGATCACTTATTTCTTTATATTTAGCCATGGTATAGATATAGTCTTCTTCAGTCATAGTTAGTAATGAATGGGTACATGCCATTGTGGATCAATACAACACTCATCCTGATCTAAGCAGTCCATGGTGTCATATCGACCTTCTTTGACCTGGGCAGCATGTCCTTTTATCTTCCTTGAGTAGGAGTTGCCCTTTCGTTTAATGAATAAACTTTTACAGTTCTTACGTCCACGGTTATATGCACATAATGCTAAGTTAAGATTATCATCATAATGTTTCAAATGAGAACTTAATATGGTTGCTCCTGCCTTTATTGAAGTTTCAGGATCTTTAAGGTCTTTACATGATAAATGCTTACCTAAAGTACCTTTGGTATATTTCGGCAGTACTTGTGTCAAACCACATGCTCCTGATTTAGAGACAACATGAGGTGTCCATCGACTCTCATAATAAATAAGCGAAATTAATGTTTCAGGCTGAATATCATTTTCATACGAGTATTTAACTATATGATCCATATTTTTACACGCAGTTTCTGCATTAGGCATGTCATATAATGCCACCACGTGACACAATATCATAGATAATAAACCTAGTCCCATGATTTCTCCTCCTTAATGTTAAAGTGCTCACCATACCATAAACCTACCCTTAAGGTTTAAATTACAGAGGCAGCTCAAACATAGCGGGCATTAACCCTTCCTCTATGATTTTGCATGGTGAGCAGTCCCGTCGACCTGACTTGCACAGGTGTTGCTCATTAAATGAGCCGCTTTACTCGTTAAACAACAACGGGAGAACTCGTACAGTACACTTTGAAACTAATCAGTCTATTATCTTAAAAGATTCCCTGAAATAAGTTTTTATACTAAGATAATATAACCACTAGTTTCACTTCCCTCGCAAGACAAATTTTTAGTTCGCATACTGTACAAGTAGAACTAATGAACATATAAAAATGATTTTACATGAACCTTAGTTACTTTGATAAACCATGTACCTAGCCGATAACACGATCCATCAAAAATCAGAATATGGATAACAGCAGTAAATACGGAGTATAAACGGTTTGCAACCGCTATATACGCCTGTCCAGCATATATAGAATGTGTGTGATTCATGTATAAAACCATAACCACTGCTGTTAAATAGTTCTCGCTGGGAATCGAACCCAGTCCTATGGACCGTGCGCTTCCATGCGCAAGCTGCGTGCTGTTTAAGGAGGGAAAACAGTTATCGCTACTACTCCGCTGACCATGACCACGGTATGGATTATTATCATGGTTGTAGGTTATGCTTGGTGCCATATGCTCTACCATTAAGCTACGAGAACGAGGATAGGGGTACATGTATAGGTACACAGGAGAAAAGACCAACCACCACAGGAGATGGACGCACCCCCATCCTCATCACGGACTATACACCCCGTCATAGACGGGTGTCAAGCCCCAAAGTCAGATTTTTTGGCTATTTTCTTTCACAATCGACAATCACCCCCTTGACAGGGGGGTGATCTGACTTCTATAATAAAAATGTGT